ATTTCAAAAGCGATCACAAATTTAGAGGAGGGAACAAAAATGTATCCAAACATTATTAAAGAAATGAATCGTCTTAATCTGACAACGGCCGAGCTTGCAGAAAAGGCCGAACTTAAGCCCCAGAGATTAGAGGCAGCACTCAGAGGAGAAATACAATTGACCTTTGGTGAGGCCGTAAGGATCAAAAAGGCGCTAGAATCTGAGCTTTCAATGGAAGATCTGTTTTACAGTACGAATAGATGATTAACAAACGAGAAAACCTCCTGTATGGACCTTACAGGAGGTTTTCGACAATAGCCCAACCGGCCTCGACAACCGAATAATTAATTGTATCACATATAATCTGTATCCATAAATCGTATATATAGACAGATTACGGATCAGGCGCGTAATTTGTGGGTACAATTCCGATTCGGCCATGACCTAACGCCTCCGTAACCCTATACAAGGCCTGGCGATCATATACAACGCCTTTCATAGATCCCCGGCAAAAATATTTCTGTCTGTTTTCCAACGTCTCCAAAGGGCGTTTATGCGCCTGATATACCCGGTTTGCATATTCGCGCCTGTTACCGTGCTCATCCATATTATGGGGGACGCCTTTCACATTGAACACTCTCCTATCGCCGGCGGTCCGGCACAGATCTATAACGAGCTGCACCTCCTCCGGAGATCCCACGATCGGAGCAACGCGCGGCCGCTTGCCCTTGGTTCCCTCTGTCACAGTCAGATAATACTGGCCGTTTTTTATGATCAGGCAGTTGCCGCGGATCCGCCCCAACTCCCGGCGCCTCAATCCCGTACATTTCCCAAATGTTACCACATTACGGTTTTTGCTTTCTGAGAAATGGGCGTCTGTCTTGGTCCCCGATCTGCTCCTCTTAATGTTTTCCCGTTTTCTGGGCGGCGTTACGATCCCCAGATCGCCGGCGCTGCATCTGTACAGCTTGGCCAGGGCGGCCGCTTCGGTTTTCTGAGTCCATGCGGACAGCTCGCCACGCTCCCGGATCCATTCCGCAGCATAAGGCCGGCACTCTTCCAAGGTCCGGCATTTATACCGCCCCTTGGCCCATTTCACAAAATAACAGGCGTGTTTTTTGTATGTGGCCAGTGTGCTCTCGGAATATATACGGCCGATCGTGCCGTCTGTAGTCTGCTTATCAATATGCTTTGGCCGACCTTTCCCCTCTCTAAATTGCGCGTCGAGCTCGTCCGAGACCTGTTTTACAAGCGTCTTTTTGTTCTGGTGTCCCATAATAACCCCCTGTTGATCATCTAAATGCTGTTAAAGCCATGTGGGCGCCCCGTGCGCCCGGTATCCCACTATTGACAACGCTGTTATGGATCAGCTCCGGCGGTCTCGTCCACCGGTACGGCCTGCCCTTATCATTTACAGCCTAAGACGGCTCCGGCTCTCCCTCTGGTTGGCATGTTGCGTTTATCCGTTCTCCATTAGCCCGATGAACTTACATCTAAGGTTCTACTTTTCTGATTCCTGGCGCCGCTCTCGGCGCTCTTTCTCGGATCCTTTCCGGATCATTTCGGCCCTGTTTCCTCCTTTTTGTGTGATAATCCGCTATCACCTCAAACATGAAATATTTTTCTGAAAATAAAACGTACATTCTTTTGTCCTCCTCCTAAATCTCCATTTTTCAGTTCTTTCTCTCTATATGTCCGAAAACGTAAATTATAAAAAATTACTCGAGCAAATTTTTATTTATCCGTTTACTCCCCCATTTTTGGGGGCGTAACCGTCTAAATTCTCCCCTCTTTACAGGTGCATATTGTGAATAACGGCACCCATGCGGCCGCCCTTGGCTCTGGCCACCTCGCCCAGCAGCAGACGCTCCCGGAGCTGCTCCCGCTCGACCAGGGCACGGCCGGCCAATGACTCCGAGAGTCAAAGCATAAAAAAAGAGCCCTTTCAGGCTCTTATTTCTGTAACAATTATAATCATCGTTACGCCGCTAAATAGTTTTTGTTCGTCGTTTCTCTCAGTACCCTCGCGCTGATCAGCGCCAACATACCCCGAAAGACGGTCCCAGGGCGTCCGATCTGTGACGTTTTGTAATAAAGATTGACGCCTCGGAGCATCTTCCTCATTAACAATTTATTACTGTGTATTACTTTCAGTTGTCGAGGATCTCCCGCTCGAGCTGTTCGAAATCATAGGAATTTTGCTCGAAGTTGTTGAACTGGTTCCCGGCTCCGGTCCGGTTCTTCCTCTTCTCTCCCTTTACAATGTCCTTGGCCACTTTCAGAACCCGCGGATCTTTGTCCACTCGCTCCTGGATCTCGGCGACTTCTCCGGCCGTCGCTACTCCCGGATATGCGGAGAACGTCCAATAAAAGCGATAGCCGTCTACTCTGGCTCCCCGTTTGACTTTCTCGTAATACTTCCCGTCGGGCTGTACGACCAGATTTATCATTTTGCAGTTTTTGAGATCATCGCAGAGCGGGTCTAAAACTTTCTGTTCAAAGTGAGTCCTGAGAAAGTGTCCTTCTTTCGACATATAGGACCCTTTTCCCTCTTTCGGAATGTTGAACATTTCTTTTAGTTTGCGGGTACTCCAACCGTGCTGATTTACTCCCTGTTTGTCATAAGTGAGCGCTCTCAGCTCCTCATAAAAGCGGACCGTTCTATTACTTGTCATTTGGAATATATCGGAGCTCCACATGGTTATATAGTTTGATGACAGCCCCGTGAACAGTTTCAAATACTCTGGCTCGAACTTGATCCGGACCATGTTCTTAAACATGGCCAGGCGCGTTATTATTACTCCGCTCTCAAAATAATCTTTATCCTCGAGCGCTATGTCTATATAGCTATGTTTCGGGAGGTCCTTTAATGCCCTGAATAGATTCACGCTCAAATGATCGGGATCAGACTCAATCCCCAGAGTCCGAGCGAGCTCTTTCTTATCCATCCATACATAGTTTGTTTTCGCCTCTTCCTTAAACTTTAGCGAGCTCAGGGCGTACACAAACGCCTTTTGCTCCGCGAGCGTCATGTCTTTCCGGGCCCTTGCGAATATCCTATGGACCGCAAAAAGCCTATCTCGCGGGTTCACAATATCCTCGAGGCTCATTTGTCCCTCTATCTGGCTCTCAAATTCATCTGTATTCATTACAATATCTCCTCCATTACCCACTCCGAAAACTCGTACTTCAAATATATATCATAATATAACTTTTGTCTATCTAATAGTTATACTGACCCACTCCGAAAAGTTATACTGACCCACTCCGAAAAGTTATACTAAATGTAACCGTACCACTCTGAAAAGTTATAACATATATTATAAGATTATAAGGTTTATAAGTGGCGCCGATCGGCGCGTACTGATAATGTCTGATTACTGCGAGGTACCCACTCCGAAAAGTTATAACATGATATGATTTTTTTACTCCCAAAAGTGGCAGTTACCCACTCCGAAAAGTGGCAGATTGTATAACTTTACAACCATTACAAAATCATAATATGAAATGTTGTTCACCCACGCACAAAAGTCACATTTACCCACGCACAAAAGTCACATTTACCCACCTGTACCCACGCATAAAAGTCACAACATCTTTAGTAAGTAAATAAGATTAATAAGTAGTCTGCGACCTGATACACTCACTTCCAAATCTCATACTTACCCACGCACAAAAGTCACAACATGAAATGTTGTTCACCCACTCCAAACTCTCGCATCATGAAGCGCTATTCTACCCACTCCGAGAAGTGGCAGAATGTACGGACCCACTCCAAACTCTCGCACCATGAAAACACAAAACGGTCCCAGAGATTCCCAAGGCCGACGCTGCTTAACTTCCATTTGTGCCGGCTCTCCGGCTCGATCAGATCGCCGTGGATCAGGATCTCACGATCGAGAAGCACAAACACCCTTGTCACCGATCGCAAGCAAGCTCAATCTCTCCAATAAGCAGCACCGAGTCGAGCAATGCTTTCTCCTGATCCTCTTTTTGCTGTTTTATCTGCTTTAAGAGATTTCGGCGGGCCCTGTTATCTAAACAAATATATTGCTGAATGTCGTAAACGTGCATACTGGCCCCGGGATATTCTTCCTTGAAACGCTCGAAGAACTCGCCGGCCCACTCGGAATTACTCATAACAAAGGGCTTGGTTTTCCGTTTCAGCAAATCAGATCTCAAACTCTCGTATTGATCAGATCGCAGCATATTTTCTAACCTCCTCAACCTCCTAAAACCGCCTTTTTCGCTTTTTCGAGGGCTCTGCGCAGCATTGGAGACGCCTCGAGCTGTTCCTGTGTTATGCCCAGAGCGTCGAGTGTCTCGCTGGCGTCCCCTGTGTAACTATATTTATGATCCGCGAGCTCTGCCCGGAACATATCAAACGCGAATTGCTCTCCCGTCTCAGGATCTGCGAGGGCGTTCTCCCGTTCCCTCTTCACGCTGTTAAGGATCTTCACAAACTCCGGCGCTCTATCGTCGAGCATATAACCGCCTCCGGGGATTTCGACGAGCGAACCCAGATCGTCGGGCCCGAGCCCTAACTTAGCGAGCCCCTCCTCGAACTGGTCTTTACTAAATGCGAAAAACGCATACTTCCGGAGATACTCGTCTATTTGTTTCTGCCGTCTCCGCTCCATTTCTCGATACAAATTCATATTGGAGTCCCTCCTCTCATTTCTTTCGATAGAATCCGAACCACGTTTTTTGGTACGAATCTGCTTCATGTTGTGCCTCGTCACGTTGCCGGCTCGCCTCGTCCCTGGCTTTCTCGGCCTCATTGGCCCGGAGCTCCGCGGCCGTTACTTGTTGCGAAAGTTCGTCCTGTTTCTCCTCCGCGGCTCGTAGCCGCTCCTCCATAATCTGGTTGTCTTGTAGCAATGCTGAATATTGTAATTTGGCCTCGAGCAACGTTGTATTATCGTTCTGCAGATCAATAACACGTTTCTGGGCGTTAATAAGCTCAGTCTTTAAGGCGTCTGTTTGTGCGGTCAGCTGGGCGATCCGCTCATTCAGGCGCTCAATTTCGTCGCCGCGATCCTCTAGTGTTACAACGATTGGAGACTGACGGCGCCGATCTGAAAGAAATTCTATTGCGAAATCGTCCAGGTATTGAGTGCGGCCCTGTTTCAAAACGTGCCCCTCCAGTTCGTCCGCATATCGTACAAGCTGTTTTCTAACCGCTTCGTAAGAGATCCCTTTACTTTCGGCGTATTGTTTAATCGTCATAACATCCATTTTCAGAGCCTCCCATTCTCCCCACTAATAAAACGGTTGTAACAACCATAAAACAATGTTGTATAACGCAAATATTGCCCGATAAATGGGTAAATTTTTACATATACAACTTTCGTTGTTTTAATGCCTTGTGCAATGTTGTTTTGTAACTTATTATAGTGTGTTTTATGATGACAGTCAAAGAAAATGAGATACAGATCTGCAATATAACGCCCTCAGAGGCGTTTAAATGCTGTTTTCCGTGGATTCGGTTGTACATACATAGAAATGTTGTAGAAAAATAGGAAATGCCACTTCCTGGCCATTTAAAAGATTATGATTTACAATTTATCATTTCGGCAAAATGAGAAAATCGGACCGATCGGCGGGACCCACTGGCTCGGAAGATCGGCCGTGAGAGAGAACCACCGGCCACGATCTGAGGAGAGCCGGCGCGGATCCGGAGGAGCTTCACCCGGAAGATCTGCAGACGAGGGGACCCATCACCGGGAACCGGATAACTCTGCAGATCCGGAGAAAATAGCCGGCGCGCGCCCTTAGACTTAGCCAGGCGCTAAAATAATATTGTGGTAATGTGAATATGGACATTGTGAGGCTCTCAAAGGCGTTTTGAGGGCTTTTTATAATGCTTGGGGAAATGGCCGTGAAGACTCTAAAAACCTCTCAGCGAGGCACAGGCTGACCGAGGACGGGCAAAACAGACCGCTTAACCATAGCAGAATGATATTAACACGCAAACAAACCCGGAGAACGCCATATAGACGCCTCCGGGCCTGTTTTTTAGAAAGGGTAGTAAATGAATAATTATAAATATGAGCGAGTCGCGCGTTTATTAGATGCCTCTCGCTTTAAGGTTGTAGACCCCGGCAAGGCCTGAGTCGATCTTATTGATCGAGTGGCCTACCAGTGTACCATCATCCAAAACGGTTACTAGTTTCATGCTCCGGATTGAGTCCTCAAGGGCGTCCATCCTGTCGAGGATTGCGCCGAAATCCGAGCCGCGTCTGTAAGATCCGTCGAGCGCGCCGATCGTCGACGTGTCGATCGCCGGCGTCATGTCAAGATTTGCGGACAAATCGGGAACACCAAGGGCGCTCACGGTCTTTCTGGCCATTTCTTCGGCTGCAGCCATGGCAGCATTAGTCTTATCGCGGATCGCGTTGATATAGCCCTCGCCGAAGAATTCGCCGGACTGATATGTTAGCTTGGAGGGCGAGCCCTCTTGCTGGCCGGATCTCAGACCTGCCCAGGCTTGTCTCGCCAGGTTGTAGGCCTTGCTCCATGCCGAATCAACCATTGAGCCGATGCCGTTGATAAAGCCCCGGCCGAAGTTTTCGCCCGAGCTGTAACCGTCTACGGAGCCGGCGCCAGACTTGGCATTATCGCCGAGTGATTTACCGGCACTATAAGCGGATCCGGTTTTACTCGACACACCGCTCGCATACTGGCCGCCCGTTTTCTGGCCTGAGCCCGTCGCACTGATCGAGCCGGCAGCAACGACGGCGGCCGTTCCGATTGTCCGGCCGGCAGTATTAGCCGCGCCAGAAGTACCGGCCACGCCAGAGGCATAATCTGAACCTGTTTTCTGACCGGCTCCGGCTCCGTCTGCAGTCTGCAAACCCGCGATCGTATTATCGCCTATAGCCTGGCCCGTTGCCAAAACGGTCTCACTGGTTGACTGCAGTCCGCTCGCGTATTCGTTGCCCTTGTTCTGGCCTGTCAGCATTGTATCACTTGATGCAAGGGCCGTATCGACTCCGGCCGCTAATGCTGCAGCGCTTTCCCCGGCAAGACTGCTAGTTGACGCCAGTCCGGCAGCTACTTGCTCGCCGGCTTTAACGCCTGTTGTACCGGCCTCAGGTCCGAGCTTCTCAAGTTCGCCTTTGGCTTTCTCCACCATGTCGGCCATGGCGTCGACATTGGCCTGTGTGACGCCGGGCATACCTGCCTCAACGGCCTGTTTCATCACTTCGTATTGCTCGGAGAACCGCGCCAGCTGATCCTCGAGCATCTCCCTCGAGGCGTTCTCAGCCGTCACAAAGGAGTTAGAGAGGTTGTCCATGGCGCTCTGCAGTTCAGCGACGTCTCCGTCGGCCACGGCCGCCATGAGGCCCTCGTAGTTTTGGATGGTATTGGCGTAATCGAAATAGGTCTCTTTGGCGTTCTGTAAAGACTCGTTCTGTTTATCCTGCTTCTCCCGTAAGGTCTCCAAGATCTTCATATTCTCGGAGTACCGCGTCGAGACGTCGCCGGCAATCTGCCCGGCCTCATTCATGGCCGAGGACATTTCTTTTTCAAGTCTCTTATGCTCTGCCTCAGCCTTGGCCAGATCCCGCGCCGTGTTCTCGGACTCTTTCATAGCCTGTGCATACTCATTATATGCCGTGGCCGATTTCTGGATAGCCTGTGTATAGGCTTCCTTATTAGCCTCGAGAAGCGCCTCGGCTCTCTTGCTGTTGATCACTTCCTCGATCGAGTCGTTGAGCTCGTCATATTTCTGGATCTGTCCGTCGATGATCTCGATCTCAATACCGAGAGCATCAGCCAGGAGCCCGGTGATCACCTCGGCCCTGTCCTCATAGCCCTCTTTGATCTCGCCGTTGGCGTCGACTATGGTCTGCAGTTCTTCCCACAGCGCGCGGCTCTGAGACGCCTCGGAGTCTATACCCTTGTTGGCCTCGGCCCGGGCAGCATTAACCTCGTCAAGGGCCCGCTTTTCGTCCTCGATCGCGCTGATCAGCTTCTTTTCAGCGTCAGAAAGGCCATAATTCTCCTCGATAGCCGCCTCCTGGGCCTCTTTGACAGCTGTCAATGCTGCAGCCGTCGCGCCAAGGCCGACGACAACCGCCCCAACCGGGTTAGCCATCATGACCCCCCACAGCGTTTTTGTCGTGCCGATCAACGTCACAAGGGAGTTATTAAAGTTGGCCACCTTGTCAACGACGAACACGGTCGCCATAGTCCCGCCGAAAGCAGTTAAGGCACTCTGTACCTCGTCCGAGTGATCAACTGTATAATCAATAAGTTTCGCGGCGGCTTCGGCCAGGGCGCCGACCTTGTCGCCTACCTTGTCCCAGTCGACCGTATCCAATGACTCAGATACCGAGTCGACGGAGTCGCGGATCGAGCCCTTGGCCCGGTCGAACACCTTGATCATCTTACTCTCGACATTGGACTGCAGGAGCTTGAGAGAGCCGGCGACGTTGTCGTTCATGGTCTCAGCCATGGCGGACGCGGAACCGTCCGCGCCCCGGAGGGCGTCGGCAAAACTGGCGGCGTTATCCACGCCGTCGTTAAGGATCAGGTTGAGGCCCTTGATCGAGTCGGCCGTAAAGGTCGTCCCCAGTGCCGCGGCCTTTTCCGCGGATCCCATACCGTTAGTAGCCTTTTCGACGTCTTTGAGGATGTCGATAAGGTTTCTGTAGTTGCCGTCCGCGTCCTGTACAGCTACGGACGTCTCGCCGATCATGACGGCGCCCTCGTCCATCTGCTTAGTAAGGTCTCTCATCATCGCTGTTAATGCGGTACCGGATTCAGAGCCTTTAAGGCCTTGGTTGGCCATGCCTGCGAGGAGTGCGGTAACCGTCTCCACGCTCTGGCCGGCGGCGTTAAGGTTGGCCGCGGAATTCTTGTAAGCCTCGCCCATCTGCTGGGCGGTCGTGTTACTGTTGGCCTGAGCATAGGCCAGCTCGTCCGCTAATTTCGCCGCGGTGATCTCGGTATTTGAGAACGCGGACAAATAGTCGGTTACCATGTCCGACGCCTGAGCCAGTCCCATTCCGGAAGCCGCGGCAAGGTTAAGGACGCCACCCAGCTCCTGAGTCGCTTTCTGGGCGTCCCATCCGGCAAGTGCCATATAGCCGAGAGCATCACTAACCTCAGTAGCCGAAAATTGTGTAACCTCACCGTAATGCTGCGCGGTTTGCGAAAGATCTTCCAGGGCTTTCCCCTCGATTTTAAACAGGGCGGCATTGTTTGACATGGAGCTTTCGAACGACATACCGACATCTAAGGTCTTTTTGCCAAAGTCCACGAGGGCGTCAGTAGTCCTCTTGATCGCCTCGGCCGCGAGGTTGGATATCGTCCCTTTAAGGACCGTAAAGCCCTCTGAGGCTGTTCTGGCCGACTGATCTGTTTGTTCGAGTGAATCGTCCAAACTGTCCGCGGCCTTGTCGAGATCTGCCATTTTCGCCTTGTTGTCACGGAGTTCTCCGGACAGGTGAGTGATCTCACTGGCGAGTTTCTTGGCCTCGGCCGAATTCTCACCGTAAGTAAGGACCGCGTTTTTATACTCGTCCTTTAACCGGGCGACTTCTTTCTCTTGCTCGCTCATGGCCGTGGTCAGCTGTCCCAGAGCCGTGGCCTGCCGGCCTGTCTCCTCCAGCTGACCGGTATAAGTTTTGAGTTTGCTCTCC